AATAATTCTAAAGCATGAGATTTTTTACCAATTTTATCTGCCAAAACCGCCGCGTTGTGTTGTTTACCACCTTTACCCTCATAAGTCATTTTACACGGTACAGAACCTACTGAATCCCACAAGAAACATAAACTATATTCTAATTCACCCTTTTCTTGAGCATCCAATAATTCATTAATATAATCGGTAATTTGTTCAATATATTCAAAACTGTTATTGAACAAGAAAAAACCATCCCAATCTAACTCACCTGTTTCGTCATCAACAATTTCACTACATTCAAAACCCATTAATTTCGCATGTTCAAAAGACCATTTTTGTTCGGTTATAATAAATACGGGTAGTATTCCCTTTTTCTGAGCGTCAACCGCGGTCTTAACCAAAGCAGTCGTTTTACCAGTGTCCGAATGTCCCAATAACATATTTAAATGCCCAATAGCAGGACCTGGTACACCAACAGCGTCTAAGAAATCTTGACCCAAGTCAAAAAATCGTTGCGGTTTAAACTTAGCCGATGTTGAGTATTTCTTCTTAAGTGAAGAAAAATCATGCTTTTTAATTGCCATAGTTGTATAAATAAAATTCTTTTAGATTTTGTAATTTATCATTAGCGTTTGACATTTGTTCAACAAATTTGTCCATTTCTTCCAAATGTTGTGGGTGTTCTCCAATACCTACAGGATTTTCCATATAGACCATTAATGTCGCTTCTGCTTCCGCAATTTCACTCTCGTATTTTTTAACGAGACTTTCAAATAGTTTTTCTTTAATTTTCATATTTTTTTTTAATTAAAAATGGCGCAGGTATTATCTGCGCCATTGTGTTTTTTTTAGAATGGTAATTCTTCGTCAATACCCATATTCGCCTGTGGGTCGACAGATTCAGATGTTGAACCTCCAAATACTTCAGTAGAATCATCACCGTACAAGTATTTTTTAGTTTCTGAATCCCAACGTGGAACTTCGCCACGAGCGATAGCTTCCAAATACTCAACAGGTTTTTTTGAATACACGTCTTCCCATGTTGTTGGGTCTTCAACCCATGTTTTTAATTGTTCAGCATCTGCCGACAAAACTCCTGGGTCATCATGCATAATAGTCTGAATTGATGTATATTCTTTACCATTACCTGATTTTGATTTAACAAGTTGGATAATTAAATCTCTACCTGTATTAGGGTCAGTAATATTTCCCTTTGAACGCCAAATTGGAATAATCTTATCTAAAACTCCATCTTGACGATAGTTGTGTTTAAAACGCCAAAACTTAGGACCGTCTTGTTCGTTGTCTCGGTCAATCACTTTAACAATGTAAAATTTACGAGATTTGTATTGTTTCGCCAATTCTTTATCAGATTCCTTACCTGTTTTCATCAATTCCTCGTAAACCTCATTTAAAGGTGAACGTTCCCCATCATTCTTGTCGGGGTCGTAAAACTTATTGTAGGTACCATTAACTTGGATTTCGTGGTACCAAACTTCTTTAAATGGTGATGAACCATCAGATGTTGGTAGGATTCTAATTCTACGTTGTCCTGAATTTTCACCTTTGGGCAAAATCGCCGCAAAGTATTTTTTCATTCTCTCTTCTTGAGACATTGCTTGGTCATAAGAACTCGTGTTCTTTTCGTACTGCGCCAGAACGGCATCAAATGTTGTGTCTTTCATGTTATTCTATTTATTTGTTAATAGAACAATGATAAGACAATAATTCTAAAAATCAAATTAATTATCTAAACCTAAATCAAAAGATTTTCTGATTTGCGTTTTGTCCACATCTTCAACATCTTCAGGTTTTAGAATATATTCTTGTTTACCTTGTTTTTCAAATTGTGGTTCTTTTTCTAAAAAGAAATCTGATAATTTTTGATTATATGGGTACGAATCTAAAGACCTTAATTGTAATTTTTCTTCAGCACTTTTAGGTCTATATTTTTCAACTGTTGTTTCCAAGTCATTAATCTTTTGAAAAATTGAATCCATTTGAGTTAACTTTTGTTCTAAGTCTTCAAGTTTGCTCATCATTGAATTCATATACTCTTCTTGTTTGTCTTGTATCTGTTTTTGTGAGTTTACTAATTCAGTTATATCAATTTCTTCGGTTCCATCACCTCCCATATCAATGTCTTCACCTTCATCACCAATTTCTTCAACATCAGGGTCTGATGATATATCAATAGGTTGTCCTGGCTCTGCCATTGGTTCCGCCTCAGGTGGTGTCGACCCTCCTAATGCCGTGTCCTCAGGAGCTGCCGGTGCGGGTTCTTCCACGCCTGGTTCTTCAGGTGCAGTTGGTTCCACACCTAACTCATCCTGTTCTCTAATATAACTGTTAATTGAGTTATGTCTTTTAAGTTCTTGTATTAACGCTTCAGATACTAAGTTCTTCATATTTAATCTCTTAATAATGTTTTAACACCTGTTGGTGTTTCGACTTTTAATGTTTTATTTAATTTCATTGTATTGTCAACTCTTTCAATTAAGCCATCTTTTAATCTTACAGTGTAACAATCGCCAGTCTGTAAATCACAAACTTCTTTATAACCATTACCTAAATCTTTTTCGGCCATTACAGTATCTTTCTGTAAATAATTGTCTAATAAATTTTTTAACTGACTCATATTTTTATTTATAAATATATCAAAAGTTTAAATTAGTCCAAAATCAGGTCTTAACCCCTGTGTAATACCGACTTTAGCTCTAGCAACCCATTCATTATATAATGGACTTGATTTATAATCATCACGAGAATTACCCGATGTCCACCATGTTTCGTAGAAAATCTTAATAAATAATTCAGTTGTACAATTCAAGTATGTAATATCAGTATAGTTAATGTTATTAGGATTTGCAGTACACAAGGTATCTGAAGTATTTGGATTTACCGAATTAAAATAAGGTTTTATTTTTTGCTCATAATAATCATCAATGAATGCAATATTATCTTCAATTTTATCAAAGTATGCAAAAGGTATTATTATATTTTCAACGGTTTTTAAACATCTATAACCTTTAATACTTTCATTTAATGGACCCCAATTAACGTCAACTGTTACACCATACAAGTTATTAAGTTTATATGTAATACTATTTTTTGTTATCTTATAACCCATCATATATAACATAGTGAACATATATAATCTTTGGTTAACATCTTCGGATACTCGTGATTTTAACAAAGTTGATATGGATGATAAAGGTATTGTTTGCTCAACATAATCAACATTTGGTATACTCGATAAGGTTGGATTAACATTTTCTAAACAAGCTTGAACTGTTTCATTATTTGATAATGGAATATTACCTTGATACGGTATTCTATTAGTTATTTGAAATTGTTTGGATTCATCACCAACCAAATACTCTTTTGAGTTAGAATTAAAAGTAACTAAAGTATTATTTGTCACAAATGTTTTAATCTTGTTATTTAATTTTTTCGTAAAGTCTTCATTAATAGCTCCTAATTCATTTCTGATTTTACTATTAATCATTGATGATATTCTTTGACCTTGAAACGTTGTATTAAACTGTCCTGCGGTTATTGAGTGTTTAACATTTCTAATCATGTACGTACCATTAAACATTGGTATATGTCTTAAAACAAAATACATTGTTGGTTGAATCATAACATTACCAATTATGGAAACTTCACAATCATATGAACGGTTTTTATAAAACTCAAATAGCGCGGTAGTTTGTTGGGTTGTTCGTTTACCATCACCCTGTTTACCCATATCAATATAAACTTGTATCTGTTCAGATGATGTTACATTTTGATTTTGTGTTATATTAATTGATTTAAAAACACTTTGATTTTGAACACCAAAATCAATTACAAATCCAACCGCTTTATTGTTTCTATACTCATCAGTTAATGTTGCCGTTGCTCTAATTGGGTTATTTGTTGGATTACCTAAATCAAAAGAATCATCTTTAAACGGGTAATTAGGGTCGTTTTCCATTGATAGTGTTTGTGAAGGTCTATCAACATATTGACACAAGAATTTTGGAGCTGAGTCAATATAATCAACATAAGTAAACGTACTAAAGATATCGTTAGCGTTATTTAATATTGTTTGGTTTCTATTCGTACTTCTTCTTGATGGTTTACCATAAAAATTAATATAAGCCGGCATCACCAAAAAGTTCATTTTATTGTTTGACATTAATTGTCTTAAAAGTGACATTACAGAAATATTAGAATTATTCCAACTACAATATTTTCTAATCGTATCAACATTTAATATAAGTTCATCACCAATATCACGATTAGCTCTATCAAAAAATAAAAACTCATCAAATAACAATCTTTCATTAAAATCAATACCTGACACCCATTTATCATTAACCGCTTTAAATAATTCCCAAGTATCTAATTTAATCGTATCACCCTCAACCGTACTAACTTTTTCTTCACTATCATCAGAATTTTGATTTGTTAGTTCAGATGATAATTTACCCCTAATAATTTGTCTTTCAATCGAAGTTCTTTTATTTTCAGCAGCATTCATTAAGTCATTAAGTGTTTTTTGAAAATCTACGGCACTATAGTTTGAGTTTGATAATTTTTGAGTTGCATAAATTTTAATTAGTGGAGCTAAGTTAACAACATTATCAACATTAAACGCAACGTTATTATCAATAAAGAAATCTGTAATATACGAACCTTCATCTGTATATATTAAACCTGTTATAGTTGAAAAACCTACATTAGTATAAAGAGCGTTCCAAGCGTCTCGATTATTACTTTGTGAAGTTGCCAATGTTGTTGTTCCGTCAGGTAATGAACCTTGAGTATACACACCTAAATTATAATTAAATACTGACGGTCTAAATTTACTATTATTTGTAAAATATCCGAAAAATTCTCTGTTAAATTTTTTCGGGTTACCAATTTTAGTATAAACGCTAATATTGATAAACTTATCCAACATCTCGCTGATTTGTACACTTTGAGCATTACCTAAAGTTTGATTATCAACAATTCCTGGTGTTCCTTCATTTACTATGAACATTTTTTTCAATATTTCAATAAACGATGAATATGTTGAATCAACTCCATCGGCATTTGTAATAATACTTGATGAACCACTTTCTTTACAGAATTCTAAAAATTCACTTTCAAAAAAATCTAATTGTTCTTTTGTAAACACACCAAACAAATCTTCAATCTTACTATATCGTGACGATAAATCGAATTCAGTTTGAGTATCATTTTGTTCGGGTCTAACAAATTTTAAATATTCATCATAATTAGGTTTTCTTACCTTACCATTATCAAACCAACCATAACTAGGTGCCGACCAATAAAACTTAACACTACCGTTATACATTGGTTGTTGATTAATTACTTCGGATTTTAAAAATGATTTGGAATCACTTGATGTTAATTCATAATAAGTTTGTTGAAAAGGTAAAAAACCTGCTGAAGGTAATAGTAGTTTTTTATTTACATTTTCAGTTCCAAAAAATGGGACTAAATCATCTTGAATATTGATATAACTATAATAAGACCTTATTGGTCCATTTACTGATGAAACATTTACTGATGATACTATTTTAAAATTTTTATAAAAAGTGTCGGTTATACTATTAACATTCCCACCAGGAAATAAAACATCATCATATCCTGTAATAAGTTTGAAAATTGAGTTATACACTTCAGGGTAAAAACCAATATTCAAATAATTTGTTGAATCTAAACTAAACTCACTTCTTTGTTCATCGGCATTTAGTTTTATATTATAAGTGGTATTAACATTTGAATTAGTAGGGTCATAAGCCTTTTTATAATCAAAGTCTTTCCAAACACTATCTAAAATATCAACATTAGTTTCTATGTATTTTTTATACCTATGATAAACCGAACCAATTTTTAATATCCAAGCAAAAGGTAATTTGTGGACCGCTGAAAACTTATTTAAAGACGCAAAAATATAATCTGATTTTTCACCTGAAGATACATTTAAATATCTTTCATATAAAGTTGATAATGGTAATGAATTTAGAAACAAATAAGCGGATTTAATAAATTTAGTATCATCTGGTGTTGTTGACGCTTCAATAATCGAATTAGTAAAATACGGTGTATTCAACATACTAATTGTTTGAGCGGCGTTTAAACTGTTAGCACCATTATAACTGATAT